TTGACACTTGGGTGAAGGACGGCAAGATGCCCAAAGGCCGCAAAATCGGCGGCGTTGTTCTCTGGGACACGGAAGAAGTACGCGAACATTGGCACAAGCTTCGGGACGAAGACGTTGAAAATGGCCCGAACCCTTTTGATCAGGTTGTCGCATGAACAAGCGAAAAACCCGTCTCAAATACCTCGTATACGACCCCGATCCGCGCGGGAATGAGCGGTACTATGTTCGGAAGCCCGGATGCAGAAAGATTCGCATTAGGTCGCTTTTTACCGATTCGGCCGGCAACATCACTCGTGAATTTATGGATGAGTATTGGGCAGCTCTTGAGGGCGCAGCGCCCGACAAACGTCCTCCGAACCGCGAAGGCACGTTTTATTGGTTTGTCGATCAGTATCTCAAGTCCGATGAGTTCAAGGACCTCGATCCCGAAACGCAGAAGGTTCGGAGGTCCATCCTCAACCGATTTTGTGAAGGTGCTGGCGAATTCCCTTTCAAGCAATTCAGACACGAAGACGCAATTCGTAGCCGGGACAAAAGGCGATCCACGCCTGGCGCGGCGGACAACCTCATCAAAGCTCTCAGGAGACTGTTTAACTGGGGAATTGAGCAAAACCTTGCATTTCACAATCCGACCAACGGAATCAAAAAGATATTGAAGTCAGATGGGCACCATACCTGGACTCCGGAAGAGGTGGACCAGTTTCGCAGTCATCACGCCTTGGGCACGAGAGCAAGGCTCGCTCTCGAGCTTATGATCCATGTCGGCGCCCGTCGCTCTGATGCGGCAAGTATTGGCCGTCAGAACGAACATGACGGCTGGTTGCGGTTCACCGCCCGGAAAAATAGACGACGGGCGCCCGTGACAATCGAAGTTCCTATCGCTCATGAATTGCAGCGGGCCATTCGGGAAACCAAAACCGGTGAACTGACCTACCTGATTACGAGTCGCGGTCACCCCTTCACTATTGAAAGTTTTGGAAACAAGTTCCGGGAATGGTGCGATGAGGCCAAGCTTTATCACTGCACGGCTCACGGCCTCCGGAAGGCGTCTGCTGTCATGTTGGCCGAGAATGGTGCATCGGCACCGGAACTATGCGCGATATTCGGATGGAGCAAACTCGAGACTGCTGAAATTTACATTCGAAAGGCCCAAAAACGAAAAATGGCGGGCAACGCCTTTGCCCGGCTTGAGGACTATAAGAAGAACAAAAGTGTCTCACTTTCCAAGAACTCATCTGACCATGAGACAAAAAGGAGAAATAATCTTGAAAAATCAACACCCAAATGAGGGGTTGGCGACTCCGGCAGGGTTACGCCAGCACAATAATTTCAATCACTTAGCCAAGAATGAGACAAACGAATATCCCAATGAATTCAATAGTCAGGAATTCGCATTTGTCTCACTCACCAGTCACGCCGAACTGGCCTACCAGCTCACTTTCAATGACCAAATAGAAATCGCCGCCCCGACTGGCATCGGAAGCGGCGACAAAATTGGAAAGCTGGCTGGCTGTTCCGAAGATGACCTTAGCATTCCTGGTCATTCTGAGGCAACGCTTTTCCCTGGCGTCGTCCCGTTTCACGATCCGTTTCCTCGCCTCGTTTGGTGGCTGTGATGGCCGCGCCCAAGCGCATCCGGAATCGTAACCGGAAGGCAGTGCACGACGTCGAAGTTCGGCGCGTCGCTGTTCAAATGGCAATGCAGGCCCCCGACCGTGAGAACGAAATTCTTGAGGAAGCCGAGCGCCGCATTGCGCAAGGTCCCGATTTCACGCGGTACCATCGCAACTCTCGTTTTCAAGACCCGCCGAACGGCAAGATGGATCGCAACGAAGCGGCCCGCATCATGCAGGCCGCGCGCACGGTCGAAAGCAAAAGCTGGCGCAATCGGAAGAAGGGCAAGCACGGTGGTCTGTTGGGTCGCGCGGCAATGCGGTTGCTCGAGGTGCTGTTGTATGTCGTGAAGAAAGACAAGGGCTGTTTCCCGTCTTACTCGCGGCTTGCCACGCTCTGCCGCATGTCGAGGCGGACGGTCGTCTCTGCGATGGCCACACTTGAATTCTTTGGGTTTGTGACGGTGCATCGCCGGATCAAGCGCATGCGCACCCAGTTCGGCTTCCGTGTCGTCCAAGACAGCAACGCATATGAGATCCAGATGCCGGCCAAAGGCGTGGGCGCGATGATGTGCTCGGTCTTTGGAATCTCGTTTTCAGAGTGCAAAAAGTGCGAAGCTAATAAGATCACCAATAATAATATAGGGAAATCAATGCCGCAGCCTCCCAGAGGGCTTTTGAGGGGGAGCAAGGCGCAACCTCCCGAAAACCAGTCTACCGGCTGGTCTGGCGTAGGCGATTTGGCTGCTCAGCTTATGAAACCGAGCGGGGCTTAGGCCGAACCATGGCTAATCACATCCAAAGGGATGGCAGGAACGATAGCTGGCGGACGGCGGGTCCTTCTGATGCCGATGGAACGCGGGTAGTTCGCGCCCCGACGTTTCAATCTGTGAGCTAAATTTGAATGCTAAAACAGAAACTTAGGACGTGTTGAGGGATGTCAAATACGCATAGCTTGGACGGCGAAGACGTTGCAATTGGCGAGCCCAAGAGCCTTTCCAAGTCTCAGTTCGCCAAGGCCATGAAGATTTCGCCCGGCCGGGTCTCCCAACTCATTAATGCGGGCTTGCCGGTGGAAGCTGACGGCAAAATTGACGTGGCACGGGGGCGGATCTGGATCCAGGAGAACGTTGACGCCAATCGCTCGGCAGCTCAGAAGCAACATGAACTCGGCTTCGACCTTCCGGGACCGAGCACCGTTGCGGCCGAACGTTTGCGCCTGGTCAAAGAGCAGGCCGATCACGCCGCGCTGAAGAACCAGATTGCGCGCCGGGAGCTGGTGCCGGCGCACGAAGTAGAGCGCGAGTGGGCCAGCGTGTTCCGGAAGGTCCGCGCCGGCGTTCTATCCGTTCCCTCTCGCATCCGGCAGGCCCTGCCCCACCTCACGGCTCATGATGTCGCGGCGATCGATGCCGAGATCCGACGCGTTCTGGAGGATCTTGCCGATGACATCTGAGCTTCTCAGTTCGATCCGCCGGCAGGCGCTCGCGGCTTTGCGACCGCCACCCCGCCTAACGCTCTCGGACTGGATCGAGGCCAACATCCAATTGCCTGAAGACGTGTCGTCGATGCCTGGTGCGGTGCGCCTCTGGCCGTTTCAGCGTGAGATCGCGGACGCCATCGGAGATCCGACTATCGAGCGCGTGACGCTGGTGAAGCCCGTCCGCGTCGGCTTCACGACGCTGCTATCCGGCGCCCTTGCTTCCTATGTGGCGAACGATCCCTCGCCCATTCTGGCTCTTTTGCCCACCGAGGCCGACGCCCGTGACTACATGGTCTCTGATATCGAGCCGATCTTTTCGGCCTCCCCGGCGCTCGAAGGTACACTCGAGCGCGACGGCGACAGGAACACACTTCTGTCCAGGCGGTTTCCCGGCGGCAGTCTCAAGATTGTTGCCGCAAAGGCCCCGCGCAATTTGCGACGGCACAATGTGCGGGTGCTCCTGATCGATGAAGCGGACGGCATGGAAGACACCGCCGAGGGCTCGCCGGTATTGCTTGCAGAGCGGCGGACCCTGAGTTTCGCTGATCGCAAGATCGTCGTCGGCTCAACACCGGTCTTCGAATCCACCTCCCGCGTTCTCCGCTCTTATGCGCTCAGCGACCGGCGGGTGTTTGAGGTGCCGTGTCCGGAGTGTCAGGACTACACAGAGATCGAATGGGGGCACATCTGCTGGCCTGAAGGCGAGCCTGAGAAGGCCGCGTTCGCTTGCCCGAGTTGCGGGTGCGTAATCGATGAGCGGCACAAGCCGGCTATGGTCGCCGCCGGCCGCTGGCGCGCGACGAAACCAGACGTGGTAGGTCACGCAGGATTCCGCCTTAACGCCCTGGTGAGCCTGCTCGCCAACACGTCTTGGGGCAAACTCGCGGCCGAATTCGTTTCTGCGAAAAACGACCCCTCAACGCTTCAGATCTTCGTCAACACGATCCTGGCACAGGGCTGGTCTGAGGAAGGCGAAGACATCGATGAATCCGAACTCGCTGGCCGTCGCGAAGCCGTCAATATGTCGCCCGTCCCGCCCGAAGTTCTCGCGCTGACGGCCGGCGTTGACGTTCAACGCGACCGGGTCGAAACAACATTCCTGGGTTGGACCCTAGAAGGAGAAGCCATTGTCTTGGCGCACCATGTAATCTGGGGACTCCCGCACGACACAGAGGTCTGGCAGGAACTCGATAGCCTGCTCACGACCCGCTGGCCGCATTCTCTGGGTGGGGAAATCGGCCTTGACGCCGCCGTGATCGATAGTGGCGACGGTGAGACCGTTGAGCGAGTCTATTCGTTCTGCTTTCCGCGCTTCGGCCGGAAAATCATGGCGGGCAAAGGCGCGGCCGGAAATCGTCCCTGGATCGAGATGTCAAAGCTAAAAAAGCGCAAAGGCGGCAGGCTGTTTGTGATCGGTGTCGACGGGATCAAGAGCCATGTCTACGGCCTGCTCACGTCTGGGCGCGGAATCCGCTTTTCAAGCGACCTGCCGAATGTCTGGTTCGAGCAGCTCGCCAGCGAACGTGTAGTAGTGAAGTACAACCGCGGCCAACCCCAGCGACGTTTCGAGCGGATCTCCGGGCGGGCGGCGGAAGCACTCGACTGTGTTGTCTACGGCTTCGCAGCCCGGCAACTGTTTACGCCGAATTGGAACGAACGACGAGAGCGCCTGAAGGCGACGGAGGGTCAGGTTGGTGCAGGAGCATCAAAAAGGAAGGTAATCCGGAGCAACTGGATTTCGAGTTAGGCCCCTCGGGAACGTTCAACGAAGTTACTTCGATTGATCAATTAACTGGTCAAAACCAGCCTTAATCTGCTCACCGATTACCGGAATTTTGCAACCAAAGACGATTTTTTCCGACTTCAACCACGAACTTTGAATGGCTACTACCCAATAGACTCCGGGTTTGCGAGTGTCGATTCCGATTATAGGACCACCGCTCATTCCCTCAATATTATTTAGAGGAATATCTCCAGCGATTTTTCCAACGAACCTCGGGAAAGTAGTTGGTTTTGTGCCAGGTGGAGGATCTGCTTTATCGAGACCAATGCGAGCCGCCGCGAACTGCGCAGTCCCTTCTTCAGAGATGGTGGGCAAGGCCAATTCGGCAGGAAAGCCAAGGATGAAAAACCGGTCAAATTCGATAGTGTGCTGCCTGGTCCAGTTCTCCTCGAATATTGCAACGATACCGTTTTTCGTAAGAAGGCGAATTTGATTTGTCTGAAGATGTATGAGGCCATAATCGAGGCCACTTTCCTCGTCATCTACGGCCAGACGCGCTGCATGACGCAAATTTATGGGAATTGGTAGATCTGAAACAGCTTCAAGGCCAAATATATCAGCAATCGTAGAATTTATGTATTCGTATTCGTCACTTTCTAATATGCGCTCAATTTCTAGGACGCAGTGACCCGCAGTTAACAAAAAAACGTAATCTGAAACCGACATTACTGTCGCTGAATAGTTAACCACACGCTTCGGGTGGTCATGCGGGTCGTCTTTCAAACGGTAATTTACGCTAATCGCAACTGCGTGTCTGAACAAAAACTTAGAAGCATTACTAAAAGTCACGGCTTTATTACCTTCGCCTTGTCGATCTCGCGCCGAATTGCCTTAGCGCGCTTGCTATCGAATTCTCGTTCTGCGCGTTCAGCTTCGTTCGCAGCGTCTTTCAAAGACAGAGCAACCGGGCCAAGCCCACCCTCGACGAATACGACAGCGCGCTCATTACCCTGAACTATTCCCGCTTCTATGATTACCCTAGGTATTTTTACACCTACAGCGTTTTCGTCTTGTATGAATTCTACTCCCTGATCTTCAAACGCACTTCTGATTGACGCCAAATTATTGCCGATAGGCTCGCGTTTGCCCGCCTCGAATGCGGCAACGGTCGCCCTGGCTACGCCAGCTACATTTGCAAGAGTACCTTGAGACCAGTTCATGAGCGCTCTGGCTGCTCGGCATTGATCAGGTGTTATTGTCAATATGCATAACCTTATTCATTTTGTTGACAGTTACGTGAACCTTAGTCAATCTGAATAATGTTGACATAACGATACCAATGCAAGGAGGCGAATAACATGACCCCCAATCTCAGCGTGATTACGTCCGAAGATCCCCGAAGTAATCTCCACGACCCTAGCCGGCCCCACGACAGCGTATCCATGCACGAGGACAAAGCGTGGCTCCTGTCCAGGGCACTTTTCATGCTGCTCAACGCTGAACACAAGTTGGACCTTACCCAACTGGATTGGGCGGCAGTACGGGAGTTGTCAGACGAGATTGCCCACCACACAAGCGTAGTTCGCTATTTGCGTACCGAAAGCGAAAAACTCGAAAGCCTGGGAGTCAGAAAAAATGCCCGCTAAAAATGAGGAAAAAACCTTCACATCCCGAAGAAAAGACGAAAGGCAGGATTCAGAACGGCCGTTACAGAGCCTCTATTTTCACAGCCAGAAAGCCTCTCGGTTGGCATCTGCTCTTCATTCACTACTCGAAGGACGAGACGATATATACCTGGACGAGCTCGACATTATTGGCGTGCGTGAATTGGCTTCAGAAGTAGTTTTCCACGCAAACGCTGCATACCACTTGCACAACATCCAGGATGAGCGCGAGTTGAACCGGGTCTTCTCGAAACCTCAAAAAATACCGACGCAAGATTAGACGTTTTGTCCACAAGCCCAGAAGAGGGAACCCTTCCCCATTCATTGACAAGATAAGGCGCACCGCCTAATTTGGGTAAGAGTTCCCCTTTATCGCCTGGCTGGCTAAACCAATGGATATCTACGAACCGCAGTTCACTCGCTCCGAAGTTGTCAGCGTAACCGGAGTTGACACCGAAGCTCTCAAAAGTTGGCTGAAGAATGGCTTCGTTTCTGTCGCGCCCCATCAGCAGGGTGGCAGCGGTAAACGTCGTCTGTTTTCTGTCATGGACATGATCAAAATTGCGGTCGTCAGCGAACTTACACTGCTCAGGGTCCCGTCTTCGACTGCGAACGAAATCATCGCTTCCGAGAAATTCAAGGACTGGGTTGAGCTGAGCCGGAAGCCCCAGCAGGAAGGCGAAGCCGTCTACTATTTCGCCGCGATGTACTGGGATGGAGACCGGGTTGTTGTCGATTACTTCTGCGATGCTGACCAGTGGTCTTTCTTCAATTTCGGCAAACACAATGTCGAAACAAGCCCCAAAGTTGTCACCATCATTCGCCTCCTCGATATCGTTTTAAAGGTTGTCTATGGCGCTGATGATTTGCTGCGAGACGAGAAGCCGGCTCTTTCGAAAGAGGAACTGGTAATCGCTTCTATGCGCAAGCACCTGAAGGAATCCGGTGATGCTTAATCCGATTAAAGCAATTCGTAATCTCTTTCCGAACCGCACACGTTCTATCGACGCTGCCGCTGGTGGCCGTCGTTGGCGTGATGATCGTCGGGGTAACCTGTCGTCCGAGATCCTCGGTGGCGCGTCTGTCATGGCGGCCCGTGCCGCGCATTTTGCCATTAACACGCCCGAGGGTGTACGCATCGTTGACAGCCTTGTCGGCAACCTGGTTGGCACCGGCATTGTTCCGCGCTCTCAGCACACCAGCGAAACTGTTCGTGACTACCTGGCGAGCGGCTTTCTCGGCTGGACCGATATGGCGGACGCAGACGATCACCATGATTTCTACGGCCTTGAGGCGGCATTAGTTCGCGACATGGTCGTGTTGGGTGAAGGTCTGGCCGTTTTTGTCGCGGAGGAAAACAGCCCCCTTCCCCAGCTTCGCCGGCTTCATCCCGAACAGCTGGACCGTTCGAAATACCAGACACTCCCCAACGGCGGCCGCATCGTCCAGGGCGTTGAATTCAACGCAGCCGGGAAGAAGGTCGCTTATTGGCTTCGCCCCAGCGCACCGGGCGAACTGCTCGCCGGATTGCCGCTTGTATCTAGTCGGCATCCGGCGAGCGATTGCATTCACCTCTTCCGTCAGCTCGTTCCGGGTCAGGTACGTGGCATCTCCTGGCTGGCTCCCATCCTCCTGTCTGGCAAGGACCTGGATGGTTTGATCGATGCCATGCTGGTCCGGGCGAAAATCTCCGCGATGTTCGTCGGCAGCCTCTACGACCCTGACGGGACGGCTGGCGGTTTTGAGGGCGAGCAGTCTGGTCAGGAGCTTGACACCACGGCTGAGCCCGGCACGATCCGCGTCGAAGCAAACGGGTCCCGTCTTGAATGGTCCGAGCCGCCCGACAGTGGCGACACTCTCGGTTTCTCGAAAGGCATCCAGCGCCGTCTGGCCATCGGCGCCGGCGTTACCTACGAACAGGCGACTGGCGATTACAGCCAGACCAACTATTCGAGCGCACGTGCCGCCCTGGTTGAGTTCCGACGCTTTTGCGAGGGGATTCAGCATCACGTGGTCATTCATCAGGTCTGCCGGCCCGTCTGGCACCGTTTTATTCTCGGTCAGGTCCTCGCCGGCGCAATCTCCGCTTCGGCCTATCAGGCGCAGCGGATGCAGTTCCACGCGGTGAAATGGCTTCCACCGGCGTGGCCTTGGGTCGATCCGCAGAAGGACGCTCAAGCGGCCGTGCTTGAAATGGACAATCTGATCCGCTCGCGTTCGGAGATCGTTGCCGAGCGGGGTTACGACATCGAGGCGCTCGACCGCGAGATCGCGGCAGACACCGCGCGCGCAAAGTCTCTGGGTATCGACAACGAGGTGACCGAAAATGCCGCTGCTTGACCTTGAAAGCCGTGCGCTTGATCTGGCGCCGCGTTCGATCAACGAAAAGGATCGCACGGTCGATATGGTGATTTCGACCGGCGCCGGGGTCTGGAGAGGCGCATTCCGCGAGGTTCTCTCCCTGGACGGCGTGGACGCTTCGCGCGCTAATATCCCGCTCCTCGATGCCCACCGACAGGACAGCACACTTGAGCGGGTCCTCGGCCGGGTGGTCGAAATCAAGCGGAACAAAGGTGCGCTGATCGCGACCGTCCGTTTCGCCAACACGCCTGCCGGCAAGACCGCTTTCGATGCGGTGCGTGACGGCGACTTTTCCTCTGTTTCAATCGGCTACAGCGTTGAAACCTTTGATGACCGGGTCGATCCCAAGACGGGTGAGACGGTGCGCACGGTCACCGGGTGGACGCTGCACGAAGTTTCACTTGTCCCGGTGCCAGCCGACGCCGGGGCGCAAATCAGGAGTCCGCACGTGCCGGAAACCGCAACTCAGGCCAACGCACCGGCCAATCCCGAACAGGTGCAGACGCCGCCGGAACAGCAGACGCGTGCCCATACGCTGACGCAGAACCGGGCAGAAACCAACCGCGAGATCCGCGCCATCGCCGAGACTTTCGGCCTTGGGAACGATTTCGCAAACCGTCATATCGACGCTGACACCGCTTTGGACGAGGTGCGGCGCGAGGCATTTGGCACGGTTCAGAGCCGGAGCCGCAATACGCCGCTTGTGACTGTCACGACAGTCCACGACGCCTCCCCGGAAGAAACGGCGCAGCGCATGGGTGAAGCCATCTATGCCCGCTCCGTTCCGTCGCATCAGCTTTCGGACCCGGCCCGGCAGTACGTCAACATGACCACGCTCGACATGGCGCGGAGCGTGCTTTCCATGCGCGGTATGTCGACCACCGGGCTCTCGCCGGCCGATACGATCACTCGTGCCCTGCACTCGACCAGTGACTTTCCCGCGATTTTCGCGGACACGGCGAACCGGTCGATGCGCCGCGGCTATGACGCTGCGCCGCAGACCCTCAAGACGGTGGCGCGCCAGACGACTGCGAGGGACTTCCGCGCGAAGACGGGCATTCAACTCGGCGAAGCTCCGACGCTGGAAAAGGTCAACGAGAACGGCGAGTACAAATATGGCTCTTTCGCGGAAGCGAAGGAATCGTACGCGATCGATACCTATGGCAAGATCGTTGGCCTCTCCCGCAAGGCGATGGTGAATGACGATCTGGGCGCTTTCGTTGACCTGGCTGGCAAGTTCGGGATGGCAGCGGCCGAATTCGAGGCTCAGTTCCTCGTGAGCCTGCTGGAAAGCAATTCCTACCTCGGCCCGACCATGGACGACACCAAGGCGCTTTTCCACGCGGATCACGGCAACCTCGCTGGCTCGGGTGCTGTTATCGGTGACACGACGCTGGCGGCCGCCCGTCTGGCCATGCGCAAGCAGACCGGCCTTTCTGGCAAACCGATCAACGTGACGCCGAAATTCGTCCTGGTTCCGCCGGAACTGGAAACGACGGCTGAAAAGGTCCTGGCTTCCATCCAGCCGACCAAGTCGACCGACGTGAACCCGTTTGGCGGCAAATTCGACCTGCTTGTCGAGGCTCGTCTTTCTGACGCGGCTCGCTGGTATGTCGCGGCCGACGCGGGTCAGATCGAGGGTCTGGAGTATGCCTACCTTCAGGGCGAGGAAGGTCCGCAGACCGAAACTCGTGCCGGCTTCGAAGTCGACGGTATCGAAGTCAAGGTTCGCCTCGACTTCGGTGCGGCGTTCATGGATTGGCGCGGCTGGTACTGCAACCCCGGGGACTAATCAATGGCAATCTCTCTGACGGAAGCGCAGGAGCAATTAGACGCCTGGCTGGCGGCTTCCAAGGCCGTTGCCAGCAATCAGTCCTATTCAATCAACGGGCGTTCCATGACGCGCGCTGATGCGGGTGAGATCCAGTCTCAAATTGAATTCTGGGAGAAGCGTGTTCTGACGCTCTCCCAGACCAGTAAACCTATCCGGCGCATTGTCGTCGGTACGACCAAGGGTCTGTGAACATGAAAAACTTCGTTCAGAAGGGTGACACGCTGACGCTCACTGCGCCTGGAGCGCTTTCGTCTGGCGATGTCGTAATCGTTGGCGGCTTCATCGGTGTCGCCAACCACGATGCCGAAAGTGGTGCGGATGTCGAAACGGACGTGCGGGGTGTGTTCACTCTGCCCAAAGCCGCTATCGCCATCAGCCAGGGGGACCAGCTCTACTGGTCGACTTCCAACGGCAACGTCAACAAGACTGCTTCCGGCAACACTGCGATTGGCAAGGCGACCGCCGATGCGGGTAGCGGTGCCGCAACGGTGAATGTTCGTCTGGACGGCTAGGTAGTCCCTTTCCAGCCTAGCCGCAGATGCCGCCCCGTGTTTTTCAGTCCGCACGGGGCGGCGCAATTCGAAACCGAGGGCATTGTGATGGCCGTTTCCTCACTGAGAGAACAGAGCATTCCGAGGTTCGCCTTGAAGCGCGATGAAGCCGCAGCTTCGCTGGCGATCTCGATAACCCTGTTTGACACTTGGGTGAAGGACGGCAAGATGCCCAAAGGCCGCAAAATCGGCGGCGTTGTTCTCTGGGACACGGAAGAAGTACGCGAACATTGGCACAAGCTTCGGGACGAAGACGTTGAAAATGGCCC